CAATTTTCTACAAAACGAACAAATCCAGCGTCCGCACCGACATCGAAGAAAACATAGGCGACTACTTCACCCAAAACACGCCACTGCTCGACACGTACACGGGAGCAGCAGCCGCGTATTCATTGCGTAAACTTCGCACGGCTTACACAGGTGCCGCGGTAGAGGTTTACAACGGGAGCAGTTACGCTGACATCGGCTTCAATGTATTCAGTGAGTTGGATACGGTTGCACTGGCTGCCCACTGTGGGTCAAATTCGGGTTATGTATCGAAGTGGTATTCACAGACAGGAAGCAACGACGCGACGCAAACGAACACCGCGAATATGCCGAAGATTTACGACGGAACGACGGGCGTGGTGACGGAGAACGGGAAGCCTGCTGTGGAGTTTGATGGGTCAGACGACGTTTTGCAAACTTTAAACATCGGAACAAATCAAGTCGCTGAATCAACTATTTATTCAGTATTTCATAAAATATCAGGCGAAGGTGGTGTTCTCAATTGGACGGGAAGCAACGTTCTAGTCAATACGATAAGGTACACAACAAGCCTATCAGGCTATCGATTTGGCTGGAGTTCTTCGTCGGTAGGAACGGATACGGGCGCTCAATTATTGTTTACGGGGCAACAAGACGGAGCAAACGGCATCATGAACATCGATGGCACTTCGCAAGGCACATTTACAGTGGACACGAATAGATATTGGGATAATATAATATATATCGGTAAACCGCCTTGGTTGTCAAGTCCCCAAATGAAAATGTCTGAATTTGTGATGTATTGGAGCGTAAATTCTGCAAGCGAAATTTCAGGCATCGAAAGCAACATTGCAACCTTCTACGACATAACAATATGAACGGCTATATAATAGTACTACCAACGCCCACGCAGACAAGCGAAGCACGGGCAAAGCAAATCACGCGCGAGCTGTACAACATCTCTCGTCCCGTTCTCATTCAAGCAGAGTGGGAGGTAGATTCTGCCGTGTTCGGTATCGTGGTACACCCTGACGGAGTACAGAACGCTTTGCAAGTGGATACCGATTATCTTATAAACGTACACCCAGCGGCAACGCTCGAACGCCTTGTTGCGTGCTTCCCTGAGCTTTCGAATGATGAGCGGTATAGCCTCAGCAGTTACGTGCAAGTGAATCAAAAGTTCCCGTTCGGGCATATCGTACCGAGCGATACAACGATACGCACAGAGGAATATATGGTTCAGAATGGTTGGTTCCCTGAAGACCCCGAATTATGACAATCGATATATATTACCTCCTCTCTTGGTTGGCTTACTTCGGCACACAAACGAAGTATAATCCCACGTATGATTTGAACGGTGACGGGTATGTGACAATTGCCGACCTGCTCGAATTCTTAACTCTCTTTGGCACGACGATATGAAAGCAATTAAAATCCTCCTCCTCTTCGTTCTCGCAATCGTAGCGATCCCCGTTGGGATTGTTTACTCGGTTGGAGAGTCGCTCTTCTTTATTACCTCAGATATCCTCAGAAGCATTTGGAGAGCCATATACGACCTCTTTCGAGACGTGTCGATAATTGTATCGGTCACAGCGTCAAAGTTCCTCAATAGGCTTCTAATGGATTCGGGCGTTCCTTTCGGGAATCATTCCGTTTCGGCTGTCCTGGGAGCCAACCAACGAGAACGAACACTCACGGGTCTCGGTTTATGGCTGACTCTGTTACTCGATAGCATCGAGGAGAACCATTGCCGCAAGGCATCCGAACGCGCAGGGATATGAGCAAAGTCAACGAGACACTCATCGCGTTTGCAGATGACATCCTCAAGAGTGCAAAGAGGCATCTCGGAGGGCGTAGGATCGGCAAGAATAAGAACTACGGAGTCGCAACGGGTACACTGAAGCGGTCTCTCAATTACCGCGTCCGCGTTCGTGGGAACGAGATTCGAGAAATCACCTTCGGAGCCAAAGGCAAGGCGAAGAAGTACGCTCCCTTTATTCACTTCGGAGTCAACGGCACTCGCAAGAATCAAGGGTCTCCCTATTCATACAAGTTCGAGAACCCATCCCGTAAACATCGCACCGCTTTAAAGAGTTGGATACGCGCCAAAGGCATCAAAGCACGCGACGAAAAAGGGCGATTCAAAAAGCAAAGCGCAGACTCTCTCGCTTATGTGTTGGGTCGAGCGGTCAAACGCAAGGGAATTGTGGGACTTCGCTTTTATGAGAAAGCATATACAGCGGTAAGCAAACGATACACCAAGAAATTAGGAGCGGCATTCGCGGAAGATATCGCGGGTAAATTCAAAGCAAACCTCGGAAACATAACGATAAAGAACTAATGGCGCAAATCGAAGCAGCACCCGCAGACAGGTGGATCCCCGCAGGGCGAAAGCTACTCTTCACCCTCGGACCCAATGAAACCGTTACCGATGATTACCGATATATCGTGCAGGTTGAAGAGAACGGAACCATCATCTCGAAAATTTACTTGACTCCGAACCCAGCGACCTTCGCTTTCTTTGATTTATCCGAAGTCATAGAGGGACGGCTTGAGGTGGATTCTTTGAAATACAACACGACGAACACGATTCATACGTTCCATAACAAGATGTTCACTCGGTCGAATGATAACATGAAGCGTTATCGGGTGCTGGTTGGGTTCTTTGACGGCACGACCGAAACATTGGCTGAGGACGAGTCTTCATACTATTACCACTTTGACGGATACGAACAACTCTCGCAAGGGTTAGACCCTTCCTTTTCGGATTATTACGGCACGGCTTCAACGAAGAAAGTTTGGTTGACGGATCGCATACCCGTGAACAACGTCATCGAAGTGAGTGCAGGCATCGAAGATAACGGGGTTGCAGCTTTCATCAATAGCGACGATACCGGCTCACTTATTACTCGGTTCCTCATAAACACCTACGACACAGCCGGAAGCCTTGACGATACCTTGACATATATCGTGAACTCCACGAATGGGGGTCTCGTTCCGACCACCACTTGGAACGATTCAAACAACGATGCAAGCCTTTTATATGCCTATGTTTATCCGGCATCTTTGAGTGCAATTACAACGGCTCTGAATGCGGTCACGGGGGGTTGGGGTCATTACGATATTGTTCCTTCAACCGATTCAGCGCAAACAGGAAACATCCTCCGCATTCGTAACAATTGCAGGAACACAAAGAACGAACCTGTTCAATTGGGGTGGGCAAATACTCGGGGCGGGTGGGATTATCTCCGCTTTGATGGGAAGAAACAAAAGACCGTAACCCGCGAGGAGAAGACATACCGAAAGATTGTCGGGGATTATACCGGTTCACAATTCGAGCTCGCTTCCAGCGCACGACAAATTAAGCCGTACCAACTCGAAGCGAAAGAGACCTATCAACTCAACAGCGTTCTGACAATTGAGGAGGTCACCTTGATGCAGTATTGCATGAGGTCAAAGAATGTCATGGCACGAATCGACGGCACTTGGGTTCCGGTTACGATCCAAACCAACTCGATGCAAATCGAAGAGGAAACCGTCTCGAAGGTGTTCATCACTTCGTTCAATGTAGAACTCGCACAAACCATCCGATGCTAAGACTCACCCTTGCAGGAAACGAGATTGAACTCTACGAGAATGAGCCGGTGAACCTGAGTTATCAGTTCTCGGATATACAGGATATCAACGCTTCATCATCGAGCTTCTCGCAGACCTTCCGCGTACCACTCACGAAGAAGAACCAAGATTACTTCGGGGCAGTGAATGAGTTCGGTCTTATTACGACATGGGATCCAAAGGTCAAAGTCGATGCGGAACTCACTTACAACACGATTCCGGTCATGCGAGGCTTTGCCCAGGTAAAAGCGGTATACGTGCAGAAGGGCAAATATGCAGACGTGGAGATTGCGGTATTCGGTGAGACGGCTAACCTCTCACGGGATATCGGGGACGCGATGCTTACCGACCTCGATTTGTCCGCATATGATCACCCGTTGAACGCAACGAAGATTGAGGAGAGTTGGTCGGCAAATTTGTTCAGTGGCGTAATTCGTTACGGTCTGCCGGACAAGGGGCAGAATTGGACTTCTTCGAATATATGGACTTCAACCGAACCACTCGAACACGGAGACTTTACACCATACTTCCAAGCCTCCAAGTTGTTTGAGGAGATAATGACGGACGCGGGATTCACATATACATCGAATTTCTTGTCGAGAATTGATGACACGTATCTCGCTCTATACAATGGAGATTTATCAATTCAGGGAACAGAAAACCCAAACGGATACACGTTGCTTGTTGGTTTTCAAAGCGACACAACGCTCACTCCCGCAAGCT